AATGCCGCCGCTTGCTGCTGCGCCAGGAAGAACGCCGCCACCTAATTGCGCAAGAGCGTTTTCAGGGCTGCTGATGTCCGTGAGCCCCAGGAGGCCGCTTGACCCGATTAACTTTAAGATGTCCTCGAAAGGCAGGTTCATCATTTTGCTCCTTTAGCTAAACGCGCGCTGCATTGGACCGAAGCCCAGGTTGACTGCTTTATACTTGCCAATATCCACGACTTGCTCGGGGAACTTCTTCTCGACTTCCTGCGCCATTGGGCCAACGATTTTCGGATATGTTTTCGGGTCGCCTTTATAGCGATAAGCATACAGGTTAAGGCCGGTTTCTTTGTCCTTGCCCACCTTCTTGATGTCCGTCTTCATGTTTTCGTCAGACATACCGAAGAGACCACCGAGCTGTGCAAGACCAGCTGCCGCAGATCCTATGCCGCCAATGGTAGACAGGAACGAGCTGCCGCCACTACCGCCGCCCGTCTGCGTGGTTGTCGGTGTAATAGGTGCCGAAGTCGTAGCGCCAATCCTGAGATTGAGACCCTGTATTGGGTAATTGAGGCGCTCAAGATAGCGTGAGTATGCGTCGTCAAGCTCTGCTTGCCTTTGAGCTTGTTGCACAGCGCCGGTCGACAGAAGTTGGCTGACGTTTGCTTGGTTAAGATCAAAGCCCATCCTGCCAAGTTGAGCTAATTGCGAAGCCGCCTGCTCTTGGCCCTGCAAACGGTTAAATGCTGCCTGTTGATTGGCCAGGTTAGCAGATTGCTGGAAGCCAGCGCTTTCACTGAGTGCGCGCATCTGTGCGTCTCTGTTTGCCAGGTCAACCTGTGTTTGGCGAGCCTGGTCTGCGGCCATACGAGACGCTGCATCTTGGAACGCCTGACTGCGTAAGTCAGCCGAAATACGACCCGCAGTCTCAACATCCTGAGAGCGCTGCAGGGCTTCTGCTACACCTTGCCTTGATCCACCAAACGCCCCGGCTTGCCGTGCCTGCTGTCCGATTTGCTGGATGCCATACTGAGAAGCGGATGCCAGATCGCGCAACGATTGATCGATGACGTTCTGGGTAAATGGGTTCATGTATGCGGCAACGTCGCCGGTTAAGAAATTCTGTGCCTGCACTGCGGTAGGTGCCTGGTAGCCTGCGGCTTGTACGTCAGCAATGTTTCCGTATTGCCCCATTGCCTGCTGTGTAGCCTGTTGCGCGGCAGAGATCTGCGGCTGACCTATGTTTACTCCAGACTGAGCAAGGTTAATGGCTTGCTGTTGCGGTGATGCCAAGCCAGCAACCGTTTGACCGCCATAAGCTTGGTATGGCCGGCTTGCGATTGACTTTGCTAAATCAATATTTTCTCGGATTGGTGTTTCTAGCCAATCAGGAAGCTCACTTCTTTGCACAACGGTTTGTCCGCCGCCGCCGCCACCGCCGCCAATAAGTCTGCCAATAGGGTTAACAATGCCGCCCATTTACACCTCCGCGCCAAACTCACGATAAAGCATTGTGCCTCGTGGTTTACAGTCTAAACCTTTGAACAAATCAACTAGACCAGGTCTTACTATTGCTCTGGCATAGTCAGCTCCTATTGCTTCACCATAAGGAATAACCTCATTGGTAAACAGGTTTGCAATGGCTTCCTGATTTCCGAGCGCCATGAACACTTCAAGCACTTTTTTTTGCGGATATTGCACAAGCATCGTCATTATCATTCCATCGTCATTGTGGAACGCCTGAAGCTCGCCTGATTGCAAGCCTGCAATAACGTCCTCAATAGAATGCGTGTCGCCACCATGCCGCAAACCTTTGCTTAAAAGCCATTCAAATTTTTCTCTATCGAGACCCAAGTGGAACCACCGTAGTTGTTAGATTTCCAGAGTTATCGACTTCTACCTTATACACCGTTTTGTTTGGCGCTTCCAGAAGGACACTGGTGACAGCTTCCTCGGTCGACACAGCAAAGGTCAGCGCTCTGCGGATGTTATCAAAGGCACGCATGATAGCGGCTCTCTCGTAGCGCTCTGGTGCCGGTGTAATGAATATCTGCATTATCTACCACCTCGCTGCACAACATCTAATCTGAGGCCACCTACAGACCATTCTGCGTCTTGTGTAGCCTCAAAGCGCACACGGAAATCACGAGCTGTAAAGCGCACATCTGTATAGCCATCAGATCTAGGTGTGTATGGCCCGAAGCTGCTTTCCGTACCATCAGGAGCAAATGATCCGTAAAAAGTCAGCTTGGTGCTGTCGTAACCAGATCCACTGTTCGTCATTGCCTGTCGCACGCTAGTGATTACCTGGCCACCGGCACTGTTCAGGCTTCCGCTTTCTGCGTATCGAGAGCCCACCAAAGATGCGCCACTGTCTGTCCACCCAAATTCTTGGAAGTACACTTCATTGCTGTCATCGGCTGTTATCGGATATGGAAAAGCACCAGCCCCCGTTGAGGCTGTTCTGGTCATCTGACCAAGGGACCACCAATTCTCGGCATAGTTCCAAATAACATAGCGATCAGCGACTGTGCTGCCTTCTGACGGGAACCAGAACCACACTTCTGGAAATACGTTATTTTGTGAGCCGTGCGTGTAGAGCCTTGATAAAGCTTTGTCGCCTTCCTCAAAAACGTAACTGGCAACGTCACATGCAAGTGGTGTTACTGCACCGCCTTCATAGATCCAGAAATTCTCTCGACCCATCCAAACGCAACGCCCAGCTGTCGTTGCAAAGCTTTGCGGAGCCATTAGACCACAGCCTTGTCCGATACGCTCAAAGCCGTAGACAAATGGGCTTCCTACATAGCGCATCAGCCATGCTTCGTCCTCGGTCCAGATCAGGACGCCCTCTCTGACGTTTACCGCCATTTGGATAGGGCTATCTGTGTCTAGCTCAAAAAAACCAGCAAGGCTGGCGCTGTTGGCAAAATCCCAGCCTGTGTAATCCTCTTGATCTGACCAGGCTACCCTCCTGGGCTCACCACCGCAGCCAAACAGCACTGCATGTCGCTCAGTCGTTACAATGACACCTGTATTGTTTATCGGAACCGTGCCGTGTTCAGCCATACCGCCTGTTCCTGTTTGGTCAGTGCCGCTGCTGGAAAACGTAAATGTCGTACTCGATGGCACACTAGTTATGGTAAAGGTGCCATTAAATGTGCTTTCAGAATTGCCAGTGATCGTAATGACATCATTTACTAGAAATGAGTGATTATATTCAGTTGTCACTGTAACCACGTTACTGACACGTTCTGCTGTAGTGATAGTGACTTCGCCGACAGGATGCGCTTTATTTTCTCCGTACCCCCACTCAAGAAGCCTTCCGTCACTGGAAGCCACAGCTAGGATGTCCTCGCCCCAGCCTGCCACTGTCCATGAAAAAGTAACGCGATCTAACGCAGAGGGAGGCCGGGGATATGTGGCGTCAGTGTCGTCACCATACAAAAGTGATCCATAATCGTATGCGCCATATCCGCCGACCGAAGCAGTGTTAGAGCCAACAAAATTGTCTGGCGTTATGTCTGTATATGTTGAGCTGGTGCCATCAAAGGCATAAAGGTTTTCGTCGCACCCAAGCGCAGCTAGAGGGCGGTCGCTGTTATTCGCCCATGTGTAAATGGTGCGCACGGTTGAGCTTAAAGGAGAGCTGGATATGCGCTGCCAACCGCCAACGGGAACTAGTTTACCTTGCCGCCAGCGAATAAGATTAGCGTCATAGTATCGACCCGCTGCCTGTAGAGGCGACGTAGGCCGTACAACGCCAGACGGTAAGGTTAACGACACTACTGTCATATTGGTTGGTCCCTCGCAATCTCGGCTGCACGCTCGCGGATGTCATCCACTCTTGCAGTCCAACCTCTTCCGAAGGTTCCGAAGGTGGACAGCCCTTGCAGAAACTCTAGCCGCCTTTCGCAGTAATCTTCAACGAATTGCTCAGAGCCATAAGTGGCAATCCGTTCCCAGACCCGCTTCAGCGTCTTATGCCCAAAGATGCCATCATCTTCAGCAAAGCAAAGCCTCTGCACAGTTATTATAGCACGTTTCGGACCACTGTTAACCGCGAAGTCAAATAGGACGATGTCCGGGCCACTCGATATGTCGTCGCCGCGCACCTTGTCCCAATAGCCCGTCTTGTAGATCTCCTCGATCTCGTCATCTTCTATCTCGCGCAGCTCGTGTTTTGTCGCTTTGCGGCCCAGGTAATCGCTATAGGTTTTCAGTGTTATGCCGCGCATGGTGGCACCACCTGGGTCATCAGGGTGATCGGACCACCCACCTTCGTGTTCCAGGGTCATCTCCAAGGCTGTCAGAAAATTAGATTTCATTTTTTCGTGCCAGATTTCTTGGTGGCGGATTTCTTTAAAGCAGCAGCTGTCGGCGCTCCTTTGTCTCCAGGCTTGCGCATCTTTTCGCCGCTACCTGCTTTGATCCGTTCACGTTTTGCGTGGATGTTGGCCCACAGGCCT